ATATCTCGTGGAACCTGTTGAGTACAATTACTTTGATTGGGAATCGGTTGGACACATGAACCTAAACATCATTGTGGGTGCAAGGAACAAGGCAGACACAAAGAACGGACCTATACAGTTTCCATCGGGATCTGGAATGACTCCAGAGATCATGGCGATCGTTATGTTGCTTACAGGACCAGACGGTGATCCAGTTAAGACATTTGAGGACAAGATAGTATGGGTAAAAGGAATGAAAGGGTCTGAGAGAAGACTTGCATTCATCAGAGGTGACTTGAATGCCACAAGGGAAAACCCTGCCGCATACAAGAAACACGTGATGCCAGTGATAGGCAAAGGTGACGCATACACTTGGTTCCATCATGGACTATTAAATGTTAAGACAGGTGAGCATGACAAGGATCCTAACTTCACAGAACCAACATTTGAAGCACTGTATGAATCCACATACGGCGTTGCACCGAGTGGTGACTTCTATGATGCATACAAACTTGTAAAGAGTTGGAGAGATGCACTACAGAAAGCATTCTGGGTGAACGCAGGCAATCCAAACAAACAAAAACTTGTTGCCGCACTGGACAAGATGATCAAGGATCCAGAGTCGGTTGCCGCTATCGAAAAGAAAGTGGGCAAGTACGAATGGAGAACAGGTGCAGAGGGTGACGCCGCAGTGAGGACACTGAAGTCATTCATCACACCAGGTGCATTGAAAACACTATCTGATTTTGGAAAGAATCAATTAGGATACAATGCAATCTATAAGGAAGAGTTGACCAAGTAGATGTATATTTTGTTTACAGGGGCACCGGGATCAAAGTGGAGTAGTGTTGTCAAGAACATCTACTGGAGTGATGACATAGATCACACAGACTACTCCGAGGCAAGGACCTACTTCCACGATGCCGATACCCCTGGACGCAAACATCTGATGCACATCGGTGCATATTGGGATCCAGGCATGGAGTTTGATGTTGATGATTGGAACGGTCCTTTCTCTGGCACAGGAAAACGTATTGTCAAATCTCATACTTTCGCACACCAATTGGAACACCTAAGACCGTTTGGATATCCCATAGTCATGGTTTACAGGAACGATCACGAGTGCTTGGAATGGTGGAAACTGTGTGGAGAGTTCAACATCACCTACCCCAACTATCAACACTTTGAAAACTTGAACAGTATGTGGAATCATATACAAGCGGAGAACAAAGATACCATGCAGTTCATAAAGGACAATAAAGAAAGAATTCACAAACCCAAGGACAACGTGGACCTTTGTAGATTGTTGGAAATAAGTTTTCCTGATACTAAAGGTAAGATACACAATTACGCAGACAAAGGAATACAGGTTTATGTCTACAAGTAATTGGGAAGACGCAAAGGCAAGAAGCAACTACCACTTCAACAAGTGGCACACGGATACTGATTGTGTTGAACATTTAGGAAAATTCACAGGCGGATGGCAATCTGAATTACAGGAAGTAATCAACGATGCCAAACCTCTCAATTGGGGCAACCGTAGGGAAGGCACGGGCAGAGAAAATACTAATGTAAATGTAGAAGCAGAAGAGAATGATCTTAAGATGGCAGGTGCTGATCCCAAGATGACCATATACCGAGGACTCAAAGACTTTACAAGATGTCCGACACTACAAAGAATGACCGATTTCTTTGCATTGACTACAACAAAATCTAAACTACACATACAGTTTACAGGAGAAGTGTTAAACATGCACATAGACAAACTGTATGACCTAGATTCTGATCCAAATAACGTAATCAGAATAATGGTCATGTTGCAAGATTGGGAGCCGGGACAGTTTCTGATGTATGGTAATGAGCATTTTGACAGGTGGAGAACAGGAGACATACACACATTCGACTGGCAGAACACTCCACACGCAACAGCAAACGCCAGTAACAAGCCTCGTCCAATGTTGGTTATAACAGGAGTCAAAACAGAAGAAACCAATAAGATACTTTCAAATAAAATCAAAAAAAGAATATAGACCTCTGTTCCTGTATAATATAGTATTAGTACATGAACAAAAAAATATTTGCCAAACTATTAGGTCACAGTCAAAACGATCTTACAAAAATCACACAGCCGTATATCAAAGAAACGTTTGGTGTGGAAGTGAAAAGGTGTGACACACTAGAACAATACGCAGAAAACATAGATGATGCCTGCCTACACAAATACTTCTCAAAGTACTGGCAGAACGATATGAAGAAATGGAAGTATTCTGGCCTTGCACTGATTGATGAGGTCAATGATTTGAAGCCTAGGGCAGTGCTTGATGTTGGATGTGGTTACAATGAATTCAAAGGCAAGATAGATAATCTCATCGGAATAGATCCCTACAACGATCTGGCAGACATAGAAGTAGGCACACTGGAATACAGAACCGATACGAAGTTTGATGTGATACTTTGTCTGGGCTCAGTGAACTTTGGTAGCAGGAACAAGATCATAGCAGAGGTTGGTAGATGTGTGGATTTGCTGGCAGAAGGTGGTACCATGTTCTTCAGAGTCAACCCGGGTGTGCAACACGACAAGCCAGAAGCAGACTGGATAGAGTTCTATGCTTGGAATGTACCGTTCATAATAGAACTGTCTGAGATTTTCAATTTAAAAGTGCTAGATATACGTGACGACACCAATCAACGTAAGTATTTCATATATAGAAAACTAAAATAAGCAATACCGAACATAAATCAGTAGACTTTTGCTTTAATTGTGTTACAATAATGAGTAAATACCAGTAATGCAAAAACATACTAGAAGTTTATTAGAAGAATTGAGCTCGATGCCTCTGAAAAGGGACAAGGAAGAGGTCGTGGAGAGCAGGGCATCTCACATATTGGAATCAGCAATAAGGCTAATGACCTACATAAGAGAGAACTTCGATCAGGACACAGCATTCAAACTAGAGAAAAAATTCAATTCAGCACTGAAGAACATGGACGCATCCAAGTTCAGCAAAGGTGTTGCACGTATCAGAGAGAACAGAGACGTAAAAGACAACGTACTTAAAATCAAAGACGGCGAATACAAAGAGGACTAATCATGTTGATAGAAGATGTCCTAACAGAGTTTAAACGGACACACCTTGAACACATCGAAGACATAGTCATAACTGACGGCTACGAGGGAGGTAAGGCAGTTGTGGAATACTTCAGAGGACTACTGCTAACACTCAAAGGATCAAGTTCAGAAGCCATGAGTGTGTCAGTCAAGTGGGATGGTGCACCTGCTGTGGTGTGTGGTACGAATCCAGACAACGGCAAGTTCTTTGTTGGCACAAAGTCAGTGTTCGCACAGTCGGCCAAGATCAATTACACAAAGAAAGATATAGCAACTAATCACGGCACAGACGAACTTGGACAGAAGTTGTTGAAGTGTCTAGTGCATTTGAAAAAACTGAACATACAGGGTGTCGTACAAGAAGACTTACTATACACGGACGAGGATATCACAAGAAAGAACATTGGTGGCAAGCCTCACTTAACATTCACTCCCAACACAATAACATACGCAGTGCCTGAGGAAGGTGACCTAGCAAAACAGATAGACAGGGCAAAGGTAGGAATCATATTCCACACAACATACAACGGAGAAACACTCGCAGACATGACAGCATCCGGTGGAGCAGATGTGAGTTCGTTTGCCAAAAGCAACGACGTGTTCTTTGACAACGCAACATACAAAGATGTGTCGGGCAGTGCCAAGTTCACAGACGATGAAACAAAACAATTCTACAACAGCATTGAGAAACTAGAAGCACTATTGAACAACGTGCCAAGGAACCTATCAAGTGTGTTGGGACAGAACACAGATTTTGTTCCCATGTTCCAGATGTATATCAACGCAATGGTCAAACAGGGTGAACTTCCGAGCAACGTGAATCAGTTCCTACAGGGATTTAGAAAGTTCTACACAGACAGAATGCAACAGCAGATGACAGGACTCAAAGCACAGAAGGCTTTGCAACTTCGACAAGACAAGATGAAACAAATGCCGCAAT